GCATCACTACGCCCTCACTGCCTAGCTTAAAACCCTCGCTGTTAGCCACGTTCCAAGTGGGACTGGTGTCGTATATCGACACTTTCCACACTTCGTTGCTGTCATCTTTAAAGTAAGAAAATAAGCGTTCTCCAGCCATCAGAATCCTCTTACGCGGTTGCGGTCAAAGTTTGCGCGCTCGCTACTAATCAAAAGGTCGCGGCCATCTAGGCGGCCCGTCACCACGACATTACTGCCGCCCATCATGTCGCGCAGTTTGCTTAAAGGTGCTATAACCTCCGGGTCGATTCCCGCGTTAGGATTGTCGCCGACCGTCGCGAGGGTTTTCCCGAAGGCGAGGCCCCCTTCCGCAAGCGCGGGCGGTTCCTGGTTCATCCTGTTGGCCAAGCCTGAGATGATGCCACCGGCGGCAACCATAGCCACACCCGCCGCAATGGCTGCGCCCGGATTTAGCAGAAGTGTTTTCATAAACGTACTTGCAGCCACACCCGCCGAAATCATTTGGGCGCCAATCTGACCTAACAGGTCCCCGAATTGTTGCAGCATTTGCGTGAGGAACTGGCCGATGCTACTGGTGCCTGAGGCGATGCCTGCGATGGCTTCGCCCAATGTCATAAAGGCGCCACTTACCGCGTTGGTCAGGTCAAAGGTCACAGCCATTTCCCGATTCATGGCAGTAAGGTCCGCGGTCGCCTGTCCATACCCGCCCTCCGGCATCATAAGCGCAGCGGTACCCGCGGCAGCGGCAGGGCGCGCGGCCATGGTTTGCATCTTGGGCCGTATCGGAACATCCACCGCACCGGTGCCGCCCTGGCTTAATGCCGCACTGATGTCGGTTTTTATCTGACGCGCAAACCTGCTGATGGTATCGGGTTGTAGGAGCTCGATGTCTTCGGTATTCATGGCGCTGTTAAAGCCTTCCATGAAGTCCTCACCAATATCCAAAGCGGCATCAGCCGAGCGTTCCCCCATCTCCGTGAAGGTGTCGCCCATGATGTCGGCGGCTTTAGAAAAATCGCCTTCGAAGACAGCCACAGCCGCACGGCCTAGCCCGCCGATCAGGTCAATGGTGTTTAAGAATGCCGTTTCTATGCTACGCACCACGGCCATAATCGTGGACTTTACCACATTGAAAATGAGACCTAGTGCCTTTGTTTTGTTTTGAAATGTGATAACAGCGTTTACCACCGACACGATGGCCGGCTCAATTACGCTGAAGTTGTCGATGATCAGATACGCCAAGGCACCGACGGCAGCGGCAACCAATCCGACAGGTCCGACTAGCGCCCCCATGATCGGCATCAGTGCCGCCACAGCCATAGCAATAGGGCCAGCCGCGCCGAGCAAGCCGGCAACTATCAGGATGTTTTTCTTTGTGGTCAGGCTTAACGATTGGAACGCGCTCACCACTTTCGAAGCCTGCTTAATGAGCGGCGTCATCACCTCAAAGATGATCGCACCGAATTGCTCTTGTAAGTCGCCGAGGCTGTTTTGAAATTGTTTTAAGCCACCGGTACCCGCTTGGGCTGCGGCTTCAGCACTGCCACCATATTGCTTCTCCAGCTCGTCAAGGATGAGCGTCTGCGCTTCAGCCAAGCGACCGGTTTCCGCCATCGTCTTAATGACCGCTTTCTGGTCATCGCTAAACTGGATACCGGACCGCGACAGCGCCGAGAGGTTAGCGATGGGGTCATTTAACGCCTTGCCCAGTTGTATGCTTGCGCTCTTTAGGTCGCCATCCAAGCGCGTGGCAAGGTCCAGCGCGGCACCTTGTACGCGGCTGAACTGCTCGCCGCTGATATTGGTGAACGTCAGCAGTTGCGCCGTGGCGTTGGCCAGTATTTCCTCATCCCCGAAAAGCGTCTTATTCTGCAGATCGCTGGCCATCTGCTGTAATTGCTTAGACGTATAGCCCACTTGCCCAGCGGTGGACTTCAAACCGGCCTCAACTTGCGCGATCGCTTTCTGCTGTGTATTGAAGGCGCGCACCGATTGCACCGCCATGATGCCCAGCGGCGCCGTTAGGCTGGCCGTCATCGTGCGCCCGACGTTGCTAACGAGGCTTTGTATCTCGCCGAAGTTTCGGCGGAACGTGCCCTTAGCTTTGCGCAGATCGCTGTTCAGACCTTTCGTCTGTACGCCAATCTTAACGAGGAGATTCTTTAGTGCCATCTTTTGGAGTTGCCCAAGCCATTAGGAGCCCCTCGGCCACCCGCTCGCTTTGTGTTGGTTGTGTCTTTGTCTTTTTCTTCGCCTCCTTTTCCCACGGAAATTTCGCCAAGTCTTGCGGTTTAATGGTGCGCCCCTTCTTCGCGTGCGGTTGTAGCATCAGCGCCGCAAGCCACCGGGTGCGTTCCCACTCGCTGCGCTCGCGCTCCTCCTGCTCCTTGGCGTACCCTTCCGCGGCCAGCGTCAACTCCTCCACCGTCATCTCATAAAACGAGGAAGGGCCAAGCCGCAAGCGGCCCAGCCCTAACCTCATGAAATCGTTGAGGGTGGCGGCTTCGCCTCCTTCACTTTTTTTTTCCGTCCGTACCCATCAGCTTGGCGAGGACTTCGCTCAAAGCTTCAAAGTCGGAAACGTCAACGAGCTCCAGGAACCCATCGAGGTCGTAATCGAACGGCACACCCTTGGCCTTGCCCCCGCTCTTTGCGAAGTAGTAGACCATCGTCGCCAGCTCCACAATATCCTCGCCCATGTTGGCGATCTCGATACCGTGCTCATCCTTCGCGGCTTTGATTGCGCGCATATCAGCACGCAGCCAAAACTGTTTGCCGCTTAACTCAAGCGCTACCGCGACCATTAGCTAATAGCGGTGTAAGTGATGGCGCCGGTCAACTCGAACGTGCCGGAGATCGTCACGTTGTCCTCCGTGCCTGCGCTCTGTTCGAAGCTGGTGAGGTACGCGGTGGCGCTGAATTCCTTATCACCGGTGTTGGCCGTGGTGAAGTTGACGGTAGCACTTGCGCGGGTGTTCCACAAAGTAAACAGGTCATCAATGTTGTAGGTGTTGTCCTCTGCGTGAAGTGCCGAGAACGTAACCGAACCGGACCGCAAGCCCTCCAGGAGCTCACGGAATCCGCTGCTGTCTTTGCTGGTAATGTCGCGCGTTTCCATAGACAGGGAAATGCTGCATTCGGTCTGCATGTCAATGGCCGTGCCTGCGACCGTCACGGTCATCAGGGTACCATTCATGACGCCAGTAGTCTGTGCCATTATTCGTTGTTTTGCTTGTTTTTGTTCTTGCCGGAGATGGTGCGCACGATAATCGAAAGGTATCCGACGATTTGATCGTCACGCTTGGAAGGCGTGAAGCTCACAATTACGTCGACGGCGGCCAAGATGGCCAGCGCGATGGCGGCCCAGTTATCGAGGAGGATGTCCATGCCCGCAAGTTATCGCGCCCGCATCGCTTAAATCGACACCTTAAACGCCGGGACTATCACCGAACCACCCCGCGGCTTCGGCCTGTTCTTGCGTCAATATCTCGCTGTCCGATGGCATCAGATACTGGAACAGCACCACCGGCGACGTGCTGATGTAGTACGTCATAGCGTCGCGCTCTTCCTGCGTTAGTTGTGGGAACAAAGCAATGAGCGCATGCAGGTCGCGCTGTGGGTGTACGTTGATGGCTAGATCCGTATCACCGACGCACGCCCACTCTCCTGTTGTCGGGTGCTGGATGGTGGCCAGCAGCATCGTAGTTGTGCGCCCAGGTTCGTGAAGGTGCTTGGGTAGCTTCAGGTTGTACAGCTCGCGGCTGATGCCTTTGGCGCGTTGCTCGCTGGTGAGGTTCAGGCGCGCGGTGACGGGGAGGTAGACGGTAGCCATTAGGTGTATATGCTGAAGTAGGTGTTGATGTCAGTCTCGATGCCGGTGCGGTTGCTGGATTGGTCAGAGGTGTACATAATAAGCTCTTGTAGTTTTCCATCAAAGTGACGACCTGGATACGTGCCGCCGACATATTCCAAGTCTTGCGCATATCCACCGCTAGCAGCATTGGCAAAGGCTAAGCGCTGAGATGTTGGGCTTTGTGTGGTAGTGACTTCGCTGCCGTCTAAGTATAAAGAACCGCCATTGTAGAAGTCCCCAGTATTGGTTGACGACGCAGGCCGCCAGCCTGTTGCGTGAATTCTAAAAGAAAAATCAGCAATAGCACCAAACAAATAACCAAAGGCCGTAGCATCACTACGCACGACGGCAATACCTTGCGTTGCTCCATTTACAACGCTAGAACTCTGTAATTCAACCGTGCCACCAGTAAACTCAACCGCGGGCTTACCGTTCTCGGTAATGACCGCCGTGCCGTTGTATATCTGCGGCTGGTTGCCTGACGTGCTTTGCGTGGCGTTGTTTGGTGTGCCGCCTATGTTCGCTTGATCGTACCACGTTACCACGTAGCCGTTAGCGCTGCCGCAATGCGTGGCGATGGCTGCCGTATCTAGGTCGCCGTTACTGTCGAAGCCGATGTCAGCTTCAGTGTCGCCGCTATCCTCGCGCACTCTCATCGCGTAGCCCGTGTAGTCTTTGTCCAGCTTGCGCACTGAGTACGCCGCCGCCGCGCCGGTGTAGGTGTCCAAAAGCAAATCACCTGCCGCCGTACTTACCGTGCGCACCATCTTCAGCGACAGCGGCAATGTGCCGCGCGTCTCAGCTGTGGCGTCGGTTTCGTTGAGGCCGGCAAGCAGCGCCGCTTTAGCTGTGGCGAACGTGGCGTTGTTAGCTGGCTGTGTGGTGTACTCTGTCCAGTCGCCTGCGGTGTCTGGGTCGGCTTGGAACTTCGTGCTATAGTATAGCGTGCGGTTGATGGTGTCGGTTTCGCCAACGTCGCTCACTTCGCTCTCAGCATAACCGTCGCCGTCAGGTCGCGCGGTGTAGTAAATCTCAAGCGTAGCCGTAGCGCCGCTGCGCTCGCTCTCGGCTTGGGTGCTGTAGCGGTCGTGGTATTGTACCGAAACGGTGCTCTGATCTACGAACTCCAACGCCGTGCCGCCACTGTTTACGGCAAGCACTTGGCCGTTGGTGCCGAGGGCGCCGGGCGTATCGTTCAGGTCGGTGATGCTGGCCGCGGCGATGCGCGCATCTACAGCGCCGTCTGTATATCCGACCTTGGCATTATTGGTGGCCGTGTCGCTCTCGATCGTGTCCAGGTCTACCGCTTGCGTTACCGTCAGGTGATCGACCTTATCGAGCTGCGCCTGTGTGGCGAACTTGTTCGTGGTGGCCGCGTCGCTGATGTCGTCAGCATCGAGCACCACGTCGCCCGTCTCCGTGTTTACGCTGGTGACGTTGCCGCCGGTTTGCACCGTGGCCGTGCTGCCGTCTATCGTTAGCGAACCGTTAGACACTACCAGCTTGTTAACCGTTCCCGTCGGTGTGCCGTCGACCTCCTCCACGGTGAGGATAGACAGCGGCGAAATGGTGACATCGGGCGCTTGGCCGATGCGCTGCACCCGCACGTTGTAAGTCGACTCGGCTATGTATGCACGCTGATCTTGGTCGTACTCTACGTCTGCGGTATCGAAGTCGATGCTTTGTATGGCCACGCTGTTGTACGTGCCGCCTACGCGGTCCAATGCCGTGCGCGCCGCATCGCTTAAATCCATCGCGTCGCCGTATTCGTCGGCCACACAGTACACATCCACGCGGGCGGTGTCCAGGCTACTGCTCCCGGACTTCGTTCCGCTGGGGTTGATGTCGCTGACCTTGTACACGATGAACGGGAGCGCAGCATCCTGGTCCGCGATCTCAGGATATACGCGTGTGGAACAGATGGCCGTTATTCCGGCGTCAGTGCTCAATATCTCAAACAGTGCCTTTCCGACGTTCATTTGTTCAGTATTCGCTCCATTATTACGCTATACCCACGCACAAGGATTTGGTACGCCGGGGGGATGCCCTTCGCTATACCGCGCTCAAAAAAGCCTTTGTTCGGGCTGCCGGATTGCATTCCTCGCCCTCCACTGAATCCCTTTGTGCCTTTCTTGAGTGTGGGCATGAGTCCGTCATTGACGATGTGCGCGAAGTAGCCATCTGATTTGATGACGCTGCCGAGCTCCTTGTATTCGAACGTGGCCTGTGATCGCGGCCCGACCAAATAGGTAAGGCGCGCACCCTTGGCCTTGAACACCTTAATGCTGCGCCGAAGCGTGCCCTTAACAATTGTATAGTCTGGCCCGCGCTTGCCTTCATTCTTACCCGTGCGCTTAATGTTAATGCTTTTCGGGTGGCTCGTTATCTCGCTCTGTATGGCCTCCTTTATCTCTTTTCCGGCCAGCTTGTGAAGTGTCTGAATCTCTTTAAGTTGATGCTTGGAAAAGTTGCCCATTCGGTCCATCGCCTTAAATAGGTCGTCGATGCCCTCGATGCCGCGGGCCTCAAGGAACGAACCCCGCACGCTTTTGGCGCGCAGGTGGATGTTACTATCGACGTGCTTACCGGCTCCCATTATCGGCCTCCTTTCTCTTTACAGTGCAGGCGCAGACCCTCGCGGCGCCCTACCTCCTCCTGTCCTAGTATCTCGTAGTTCCGCGACTCAAATACAACGCGGTCCGATTCGGTGATCGTGTAAGAGCCCTGCGGGTGGCGTATGAAAAATTCGATGTTCTGCTGTGCATACATCTGTTCCGCCTCGGCGCTTTCCCTCTGACCGCCTTTGTATATCACCTGCGCCCATACCGTGGCCGTGGTGGTGTACGTCTTCTCGACCTCTCCGAAGTCGTTCCGCGTGGCGTCTTGGCTTTGTATGGTGATGCGCCTATCGAGCCTTTGAAATCTCATCGGAACGATACAATGCGGTAAGGGTTCACCAGGCTTTCAAGGCCCAGCTTCAAAGACGTGGAAATAGTTCCGATGATCTCCGGCTGTCGCAGTTCGTACATGTGCGCTACCAGCAACTTAATGGCATGGACCAACGCCTCCGGCACGCTGGCCTCGTTGTAACCGTAATTGCAAAGCACCTGAATCTTTTCGTATGTGTGCTCATATGCGCTCGGCACATCGATGAACGTAAGCCGCGCAGGCTTGCGCTTTAGGTCGGTATAGTATGACGTGGTGGCAATCAAAGACTGTCCTGATGAGGTGCCCACCGTTACCGCGCTGATCTGCGACACCGGGCCGACGGGTATCTCCAGCTCCTTGGGTACAACGTCAAAGGTGATATATGCATTTCTATCGCCTATGCCGATGTTGCACATATTCTCTATGTGCTGAATGGCCGCCACGCGCATAGCCTCGATTAGCGTGTCCTCCTCGCTGTGTTCAACGCGAAGGAATGCCTTTAGGTCAGCGGTGCTAATTACTGACGCTGGCGTGGTGGTAGTTAAATCCTGTACACTGTACCCCATGGCTTGCAATTTCGACAAAAAAAGGGAGGGCCGAAGCCCCCCCTTTCCAATCGGAACCCCCCAATTGTTTAGGCATCAGCGCCCAAAATAGTTGCGGTTGTGAACGGCAACGCACCCAATGAGGCCGCGCGACGTACAGCAGAATCGAAGAAAGTATCCATCACGATTTTTACCGTGCCAGCCGAGGAGCCGCTGTAAATGTCAACGGTGACATCGAGCCCGCCCCAGTTTGCGTAATGGAGATCAGTCCAATCTCCGTAGTACACAAAGCGCAGGTTATCCCATCCGGTGGCCGCGCCGAGAGCGACGTCGGCACCGCCGTTGATCAGCTGCGAAGCGTAGACCGCACCGGCGTCGATGCTGGGAACGCTGCCGCTGGTGAGCACGTTGTACCCGAAGATGGAACCATTCTCGACGAGCGGGCTAACAGCAGAAACGTTCTCCAAGCCCATGAGGTGAGCCATCGCCGTGGGGTGCATCAAAAACGCAGTGTTGTTCTCTGCACCGTTTGCGGTGATCTCGCTCCACAGGTTGCGGATGTCCTCGGCATCGGTAGCGGCCAAGTCATTGGTGCCCGTCTCCGTGCCGAGCACTACAGTACCTGAACCATTGGCCAAGGCTGTAGCGCCTCCCACGCCGTGGATAGCCTTCAGCGCGATGGCATCTTGCGCGACAGCAATCGAGCGACCGAAGTCCGCAGCGATAACCTGCGCCATGTTGCCAGCGGTTTGATTGATGGCCTCCTTAGAAACGATCATCTGCTGCGCCAAGCGGTTAGGCGACAGCGTGACCGCACCCATCGCTCCGGTGTTGCCGGTGATGGTAGCACCTTCGGCGGGCGTCTCGGCGGCATCGGTCGGCAAGCTGGGGAGCTTAATGTCCCCCACGAATCCGCTCAAGCGCGTGGCGCCGGTAGCCTCCAAAAGGCTGGAAGCGCGCAGCGCGCCCACCAATGCGTCCAC